GGAGAACCGTACCAAGACTTATGATGGTACTATATGGTCTAGTATTCTATGAAACTATGACTTGGTTTATGGCATTACCAGAGCCAAACAATGCACAGGCAGGTTTTGTATCTGTTGTTGTAGGTGCTGGCGCTGCCTGGTTTGGGTTATACGTCAACGGCAAATCAAGTAAGATTCAAAAATAGGAAAATATAAATGGCAGAAGCAGCTTTACCATCAATAGGAGTAGTAACCACTTTACAAAATAAAGTTGGTACTTCACTCACAGGTATTACCAGTTTACTATCGCCGAAAGAACAAACTTCAGCGATGGTGCAGGCAGGAGCGTCTGCTATGTCCACCTCTGTATTATTAGGTATCAAAAGTGATACTGAAAAGGCATTAGAACAATCAACAAGAACAGCCAATATTCTACAAGGTCAATTAGATTTACAAGAAGAAGCAGAAAGAAAAAGAAGAGAAAACGAAGCAGAATTATTAAAAGAGAAGAAAGAAGGTGAAAATGATGGTACACCTGTTGGTGCGCCTGGTGGTCTTCAAATAGACAAAGGCGATAAAAAAGGTTTTGATTTTGGTGCTTTAGGTGATATTGCAACATTAGGATTAGGTGGTTACATAATGCAAGCCATCAAGTCAAGAGGTGGTATGAAAGCCATTGGTATGGGTCTTGGTAAAAGACTTGTAAGAGGTGGTTTATACGGTGTTGTAGCAAGTGCAGTTGCAGGTCCATTAGTAGAATTTGTTGATAAAGAATTTGAATTAGGAATGAAAGACGCCGTGAAGAAAGATATTAGTAATTCGGTCACAGGTGCAGCCGTTGGTGCTTCTATTGCCGGATTACCAGGTGCTGTAATTGGTGGTACTTTACCAATGATTGCAAACGTACACAAATATTTGTCCGGCCAGATGGACGCCAATAAATTAGATGATTACAATTTTGCAGGTGCAGCCATAGGTGGTACAGCAGCTGCAGTTTACGGTACAGGTAAATTAGGTGCTTTAATGGCAGCTTCAAAATTACCTGCTGTCGCAACATTAGGAGCGGCCATAGGTGCCACACCTGTTTTACTTGCAGTAGGTATTGGTGTTGCAGCTGGTGTTGGTGCAAGTTTCTTGGCTAAAAAGATTGATGAATACCAAGAAAAGGCATTAGAAAAAGTTAAAGAGACAACTCAACAAGTTGATAGAGATTTAGGTCTATGGGCTGCTAAACAAGAACAAGGTCTTTTAGAAAAAATGGGTTTCAGTTTAGGAACTCAATCAGAATTAGGTAAATCACAAATAGCCTCAACCGAAGGTGTTGAACAAATGAAACAAGGTAGTCTTGATGAAAAAGAGGCAAGTGATTTAGCTGCATTAGGTGAATCATTTTTAAATATGAGTGATGACGCTTTGAAAGTAATATTGTCTGACAATATGAAAACAAAGAATGTATTAAAAACGGTAGAGAATTTAAAAACATTGGCAGTTGGTGGTGCGTTTGGTCAAAATAGTAAACCAATGTTTGAAAAACTAAATGCGTTTAGTGACCGTATTCAAGGTGTTGTTAGAGATATGGTACAAGTTGATAAGTCAAGTGTAAGTAATACAGCACAAAGACTATTAGAAGGTAGAACACCAGGTGGTGACACACTAGAAAAATTTGGTAAATTAGATAAAAATGTTCAAAAACAAAAAGAACAAGTTGATACTATGGAAAAAGAATTGCAATTACTAAAAGACCAAAAAGAACAAACTAGATTAAGAGAGGGTGATACCTCTGATATGTTAAAAGAATACGATAAAGAAATTAGGTCATTAGAAGGTAAATTAAAAAGTGAGCAAGGCAGATTGAAAGTGCTGACTAAAGGTAGAGACAAAACATTAGGCGGATATACATTTGCTCAGTTGATGGAATTATATAAAGGTAATGAAAAAGATTTACAAAAACTAGTTGAAATGTCTGTACAAAATAAAGGCACGGCATTTTTAAAAGAACAAAAAGCAAATACAGATTTGAAAACTGCTGAAACAAAAGGAACTCAAAACATAGCAATTACTAAAGGTGGTGATGTAGCTATCAGTAAATCTGGAGACCAAAATATCTATGGCGGTTCAAAAGATGTAAAACCTGCTAATGCCAACGATTATCAATTAGCCGCTGGAATGTATCCAGCAGTATCGTTTTAATATTTACCTAAATCTTTTTCAGTAATTAATTTAAATGTAAGGCCATTGTCTTCACAATAAGACTTGGCTGCTGACCATTTTGCCTTGTTCTTAATATACTCTAAACTCTCACGCATATAAGATTTTGTTTTCTTTTTAGGCATTTTAGGTTTATCTATTTGACGATAAGGTTTAATTTCTATCATATACTTTTGATTGTTAGAAGTCTTTACAATAAAGTCTGGAAAGTATCGGTGAAACTTTTGTGTGATAGGGTTATAATATCTAATTGGCAATTCTTCACTAGCCCAAAATGTTATATCTTCATTTAGGTCACAATAACGCATAAAACGTCTTTCTAATAGTGACCTATACACTATTTTTCTAGCGTCTCCTACGTATTTTTTAGGGTTGGTTGGTTTATATAATCCTTGATAACTCTTTGCCATAATATACCTATAATCTATATAAATATTGATAAAGGTATTTATAAATGGCATTTAAAAGTTTAAAAAATCATATAACTAGTCTAGCTACCCCATATATAACAGATATGGCCTCAAACTTTATTGACGGTAAACAGAGCTCTCAATCTGCTGGTAAGGCTATTAAACATAAATTTGGTAAATCACCATTTGATTTACAAGAGTCGCCACAGGAGAAACTAAAAGCAAATCCATTAACATTTACACCTGTTCAATATCCATTAGACCTAGGCAGTAATGAACTTGGTCATTATATACTATTTGAATCAGGTTATATTGGTTATGAGCCGCAAGAGGCAACTACATTTACACACGGCGGTGAAGCGACATTAAGAAATCCATTAGCAAAGGGTAATTCTTTTGGTGACAAAGTAAAAAAGGCAGTACAAAAAAATAAAGCGTTAAAGAATAAAGAATTTAATTTAAAAACACCAGATGGTAATGTTCCTAGAAAAGGTGATAAAACAATCACAACGTCTGCTGTTGCAATCTATATGCCACCTAATATTAAAGTTTCATATAGTCAAACATATGAAAACGAAGACCTAGGTATGGTCGGTGACATAGAAGCAGGTTTAAAAAAAGTTATGGATGCTGAAAGTGCATTAGAGAGTATGCAAGTAGGGTTTCAAGGTACGGTTGGTCCGTTATTCAGAGAAGGTAAAAGAATAATTGGTGAAGCTGCTGGTGCTATGGGTTTAGGTGACCCCGTAAGAATGATGGCAAAACGTGGTGGTGTTGCATTAAATCCTAGAGCTGAACAATTTTATTCAGCACCAAACTTTAGAAGTTTTACATATGAGTTTGATTTTCATCCTAGAAATCAAAAAGAGGCTGAAGCAGTACAAAAAATTATTGACATTATGAAATATAACTCAGCGCCAGGTTTAGGTGCAGGTTTTGGTAGTATATTCTCTATACCAAATTATTTTAGAATTAGTTATATGTTTAATGGTCAACAAAACAAATTCTTACACGGTATAGCAGCCGCATATTTAACGTCTGTAAATGTAGATTATACACCAGATGGTCAAGTTTCTACTTTTGGTAATGGTATGCCTACACACATCAAAATGTCATTAGAGTTTACAGAGGACAGACTATTAACTAAACGAGATATAATTAAGGGTGCATAATGTTTTTCTTTGAACAATTTCCAAAAATACCGTATGACATATCAGGCACAAACGATTTTAAATTAACACCTGATATATTCAGACGTGTAAAGGCAAGAAGTAAAATAATTAACAACGTAGTATTGTTGGACGATTATGATATACAAGAGGGTGATAAACCTGAAGACGTAGCATTTAAGGCATATGGTGACGCAAGGTATTTCTTTGTTGTATGTCTAGTAAATAATATTGTCAATAGATATTATGATTGGCCGTTAGATGAATATAACTTCCAAAAATTTGTAGAAGACAAGTACGAAAACCCTAACGCTGCTCATCATTATGAGATAACACAATCAAGTGGTAAACAAAAAGGTGATGGTCCTAGTGATTATGACCATAAAATAGAAGTAAATAGTACAGAACCAGGTGCTGAAATGATTTCAAATATTGACTATGAAAGAAGAGAACAAGATAAAAAGAGAACGATTAAGATGTTAGAGCCACAATATCTAAATGCGTTTGTAACCGAATTTAAAAAGATGATTAATAGATAATGAAATGGCGCAAGATTTATTTACATTAGACAAACCAGGTGCATATAACCTTACCGAACTAAAGATTATATCTTACCAAGAGTCAAATAATCCTAGGCAAGAGCCTTTTAAGTCGTTAGATATTCTACCGATTTTAATGACGTTTGAGTTAACAGAAAACTTATTTGCTTATTCATTAGTAGGTAGAATTATTATTGCTGATAACAATGACTTTAGAACAACATTACCTATTACAGGCCTAGAAAGATTATCACTATCATTTAACACACCAGGATTATTAGGTTTTGACTTTACGCAAGAGACTGGTGTACCGTTTAGAATATATAAAATAGATAAAATTAAATTAGACCCTACTAACCCTAAACTACAATACTATGAGATTTTATTTTGTTCGCCTGAGTCATATCAAAACGTGACCGAAAGTGTAAGTGAGGCATTTACAGGACCGGTAGAAAATGGTGTACATAAAGTATTACGTAGTAGAAAATATCTAAACAGCAAGAAAAGATTTTTTTACGAGCCCACAAAGACAAACGCCAAGTATGTTATACCAAGTAAAAAACCTTATGCGACAATACAATTTTTATCTAAACAGGCCATTAGTGCAAAGTATAGCAACGCAGGCTATATGTTCTATGAGACGGCAGATGGCTACCATTTTAGAAGTTTAGAATCATTGTTTAGTTTAGGTGGTGGTATATTGCGTAAGGCAAAGATGAATTACCAAACACAAATGGTACAAACTACCGATAATGATAATGAGACAATACCTAATATAGAAAGACGTTTGCAAACAATTAAATCATATGACTTTGAATCACCAATGGCCACACTTGAAAATATGCAAAAGGGTATGTACGCAAATAAACTAGTGGTACACGACGCCTTTCATAAGACAATTACTGAACACAATTTTGATTATCACGCTAACTTTGAAAAAGAATTCCACGCTGAGCCAGCAGGTACAGGCTCAGCTGCATTTAGTTTATCACCTATTGTACCGTTTAGTAAAGAGTCAGAAAATCCAAAGGCCTTATCTGATTTACCCAATAGTAGAAAAATGGTAATGACCGACACCAGTAAGGTACATAATAACTATGAATTTGTACCTGTATCATCAACAATGCCTAAACTATTATCTAAAATGCAAGTATTAAGACAAAATGTACTTAACTTATCAGTATATGGCAAGACAAATTTAAGAGTGGGAGATATAATTAACGTATCATTACCACTATTACGACCAACCAATCCAGACGAGGAAGACGTGGCAAACCCTTATTACGCAGGCCGATATGTCATTTTGGCCATTAAGCATATAGTTGCAAGAGAGTCCAATAGCCACGATATGATTATCAAATGTATGAAAGATAGCGTAGGAACACCACTCCCAACGTCAGGAGAGAGTATATCCGACATAGGTAAAGACTTAACTGGTGATTACAATATATACGAATTAGACGAAGCAATACAATCTTCAGAAATGGATCCAAGTTAATATGATGTATATACCTTACAATTTCTATGAGGACAAGAGAGAATCCGAGAGTCCGGCGCCTAAAGAGGCCAGATACTTTGATGAAGAATGGCCAAAAGAAGAGGCCATACTTGCAATAGGCCTGAAACAAAGTAGACTCAATAAGGCAGAGAGGCAACCGTCAGAGAAGACAGAGAGTAAGCCTCTAAATATAGCACAATCCAACGTGAAAGGCAATAGAAAATAGATATGATAGGCAGAGTATTAGATATAGTTGCTAAGATACAATCAGATTACACCTCAGCGGCCGACAACAAAGAGACATACGACCAATATCAGAGGTTCTTTAAGTCGCCTCCATACGAGAAAACAAGTGTATCAGACTTTATGTCTTATCACTTTCTCAATGGGCGCCTTGGTGGTTGCTTACGCAATCTACGAGTAAAGGTGGATAAGACTTACGCAAAGATACTGAACAAAGTTAGCCAGTTGCGTAAGAATAAAAGAAATGGTAATTAAATGCGTATGGCTAGCGTATTAAAAGGCGAGCAATATCGGTAAAAATCAATGCAGTACGATAACAATTTTTTAGGATTTAATAACTTTATCTGGTTTAACGGCGTAGTTGAAGACAGGCAAGACCCACAAAAACTAGGCAGAGTGCGAGTACGTTGTGTAGGCCTTCATACGCAAGACAAGGCCGTATTACCCACGGCCGACTTACCTTGGTCGCAGGTGGTTTTACCTACTACTTCGGCCGGTATTAGTGGATTAGGCCAGTCACCGGCCTTTCTTGTTGAAGGTACGTGGGTGTTTGGTTATTTTAGGGACGGTGCAGATTGTCAAGAGCCAATGATATTAGGTACATTACCAGGAGTGCCGG